AGCCAGTCTTTAATCGATTGGCTTCAGGCAGGATTTGATGCTCAAGCGGAGGATGCTATGCGGATGAATTGGAAAGGGTTTTTAGCGGAAAGCAACTCCGGTAAGTTTTTAAAGATTCAAGATAGTTGGATCAAGGGTCAGCCCAGCCTTAAGCAATTTGTAAATGAGGGTGGAGTTGCAGTAGCGCGACCTGCGACTCAAGCGCCTCAAGCTAAGACCGAAGAGGCATTGGCCGAAGACGACATACCGTTTTAGGGAGTTTATATGGCTTTAAAGTTGACACGACATGCTGGAACCGTTGTTTACGGTGGCTGGAATCTTGATCCTGAAAATCTTGAGGGTTCGTATGACCACAGGATTTGGGTAAGGACAGTGCGCTGGGGTGACATTAACGACGCACTGCTCAACGTAGACGTAAAGAACAGCCGCGTGGAAGAGCATGTTTTGAAGGTCGGCGGTGACGAACTTAGCTTAGATCACGACGTTACTGTGTGCCTTGAGCATGTTAAGAACTACGAAATAAAGGAAGCTTTTTGCCAGACGTGTGAGCGAGGTGGAGGCAAGCAGCGGATAGTTCCTCAGGCATCGTTTGCCTTTTCTGCTCCCCGCGATTACAGAATCATTCGTGACGACGTGATCAAGAAGTACCAAAGCACAACGGCACATTGAGATTTCCCCCTCGCCGGCGGAGTATGTTCCGCTTCATGGTCAGATTGGCTCACTGATGGCGACGACGAGCTACTTTTTATTGGTGACTTTTAATAATAATACGATGTAAGGATAAACAATGAGCGTTATGGAAAGTATAAGTCAGGAGTTAGGTTTAAACATAAATGCGATCAAGTGGAGTACTACATTAAGAACAAAAAGTGACTGTAGGGTTGCCCCGATTTCTAGCGACTCATTAATGCACTCTCATATGGGAGAACTGGGTTACCCGCATGTTTTTCTAATTGATTTTGGTCACGAAATTTGTATTGAAAGTTATAACGATGATGGTGAATGGAACGTGGGGGTTGACCACCCCTTAAATTTAGAGGCCTTTTAATTGCCTTTATAATAATGCTATCCTAGCCTCGATTTGTGTGGATAGCTTCGCTCGATGGAGAAATTTATGAGTGATAATATCTTGTTTGAAGAAGCGGCTCAGTTGTACTTAGCTGAACCAACTAAAAAGCTTGGGCGTGTAAAAAGCAGTAACGCGGTATCTTCGCTTGAGTGGATGTGTACGAAAAGACCTTTGATGATTTTAGTAGAAGGCGGGAAAAGCCCTATTGCATACGGAGCCAAAACACGGTTGCTTAAGCATAAGGTTATTTCGATGGATGAGACCTCTGGTATTTTTGAGGGTCGGGAGATGGGTGACATTTCCAATCTCGATATCACCAAGATGGTGACTCTCTTACGGAGCGGCAAGGGGATAGGTAACGATGCAATCAACACATACCTGACGTACCTCAAGTCGTTGTGCAATTACGCCCATGACAGTTTAGACGTTTCATTTCGGAAGTTTCCGAAGATTGTAAGGCTTCCAACAAAAGGTAGGGATTATTTTTTGCCGACTAAAGTTGCGAAGGGGTGGATGAGATTTCTTGATCCACTGCGAAAAGACTTTGTGAGAATGGGTTTAGCGACAGGTCTTAGAAAGTCTAACATTGTTCGTCTCAGGTGGTCACAGGTCAGTAAGGATTTGACCCGACTGCATATTTCTGGGGGTGAGCTTAAGAACGGATCTGATCACAATGTTGAGCTTAATGAGTTGGCGACAGAGGTTCTTAAAGATAGGCTTGCGGTCAGAAATAGACTAAAGGCTGAGTACCCTCAGCTATCGCTGGAGTATGTGTTTGTTCAGGAAGACAGTAATTATCTTGGCAAGCCAATGACAGCATCGGCGGTAACTAAACTCAAGTGGCATGCCTCTATAAGGATGTACAACACCTATATTATGGGTAGCTCAGGAGATGAAGAGCTGTTAATTCCTGAGGACAAGCTTGTATTCCATACGTTACGTCACAGCTTTGCAACATGGCTTAAAAATGCCGGAGCTGATCTTGAAGACATTCGTATGGTGGGTGGCTGGAAAAGTTTAGAAAGCGTCAAAAGATATGTTCAGGATGACCGTAAAAGAGCCAGAGAAATTAGCTCAAAAATAGTAGGACTATATTAGTGGTTCGGACACAACACTAAAACAGGTACGAAATAGGGCCAGAAAAAGCCCCATTCACACAACACTAGAAGGGTTGTGCTTTGGGGGTCTATAAGTCATTGATTTATAGAGTAAAAATATTGGTGGAGCCTAGCGGGATCGAACCGCTGACCTCAACACTGCCAGTGTTATGTGGCCTATTTCGTTATAAATCAATGACTTAGGGAAGTTTTCACACAGATCTTTTCTTAGTAGGGACACAACACTAAAGGCTATAACTATGAAATCAGAGATTCTCGTAAGAATTAAAGACTCAATTGATGACTTTTTGCGATGGGAATTAAGCCTGAGACTCGACGCCTTAGATATTGGCATTACGTTAGCTATTTTTACGGCGCTTGCCATCATTATCTAGCGAAGCATTCCTCCTCTTTGCCGGATTCTGTCCGGCTTTTTTTCGACTATCATTTACGCTGGTGAATAGATCTGCCTAATAGCGAATATAGCTATACCCATAAAAATTACCAAGCCTAAACCTTGCCAGTCCTCAGGAGACTTTGGGTCAAAGTTACTCATACCGCGCCTAACCACAATAAGAGTAGATACCCTACGACCAATAGACCGGCAAAGAACATAAGAGTCTCTATGATAGAAGACATTTGGCGCTTCTTCTTTGCTAGGGCTTTTTGATTCCTCTGAGACTTCTCCTTAGCCTCCCTCTCCGACTTTGACTTGAGCATCAAAGCATCACGCCAGACTGCTGGAGGAGTCTTCCGTTTAAGCTGTCTCTGCTGCTTACGCACTTCCTCGCGACAGTAGGCTAATTGAAGGCTCTCCTCTGTCGTTAGGGTATGCTCTCCAAGCTCTACCTGTTCGTCAATCTTCCGAATCGCTACCTCAGTCTCACTGACCTTCCCAAACAATGAGGCGAACCCGTCTATATTGTCTTTTGACTCCTTCAGCGTAGCCAGCGTGTCATTGACCGCTTTAATTCCAGAGATAATTAATGCAATTTCACCAATCATAATCGCCTCTATTTTTTGTTGATCATTACTTCAATCAAAGTCTGTAGCTTGTTCTCCATAATAGCTGCCGTTTCTTTTTGCGTTTCATGCTGCCTGTCTAGGGCGTCAGATATTGTCTGTATGGCCTGCTCGTTTAGCGCGACACCCTTGTGGTTCTCTAAAGATTCAACAGACACCTCCCTGATATCCGCGTCTAACCTTGCCACATCAATCTCTAATGAATTAGCCCTCGCCTGAGTACCTCCATATGTGACAGCCGCGCCTATCAAAGTGATACCGAATGGAAGTAAAAATGCTGGGATTCTTATCATCTCTGTCATTGAGTTTCACCTCTTAGCAATTCCTGAATCTTAAGCCAGCGTTTCTCAAACTCTCTACCAGTGGCGTCACCAAATAGTAGGTCAGACTTCTTAATACTGTTCTTAAGAGTACTGTCCGACATCTCCCAAGTTGCTGGGTTGCCTGCTATTAATGCTTTGGCATCCTTCTTGGTCACGCCATTTGACCGCAACACCATCATCAACTGGGTATTATTGAGGCCAGACTTTCTTGCCGCAGATACCAGTTTAATCATGCGCTCATAGCCCTCTTTACGAGCTGCTGAGGCGCGTTCAAATGCATTTATTAGCTCACCCTCCTCCAACTGATTTGGGTCTCTAAACGTAGATGTGAGCAGGCTAGAAGCGTTTCGCTTATCTTCATTAAACTCGTATGCCTTGAAGTGCAAAGAGACTTTAGGATCAAACGTGGTAACCCTGAAGCCGACCCAAGCCTTTAGTTCGTCCTCAAGCTCATACCTTTTACCTGACTTAGAGACATCGCCGTTTATTGCCTTAGCTGTGCGAGTGACGTTTTGAATTACTGCTGGGCCAGCGCCTTTTATCAGGTGTTCTGTCGCGGCTGAAAGCTTATTGGTGGGGGTATCGGCGGGATTCCAAATCCTTCCGCCGGAAACTTTTTCGTTGTTGTAAAGCTCTAGCACAGCACCAGTCGCAATATCTACACCCAAGAATGGTGTCAACAGCTCGCGGCCTGCCTGAACAATTGCGTCCTCGGTAGGCTGGTCTCTCATCAGTGCGTTAATAGGCTTCTTGAAATAGGCATACGGATCTAAGTAAGTGAGATCAATGTACTCAAGGTTGCCATCATCATCGCGACCTGTTGGTAGGATGTTGGAGTTCTCGCTCCACGTTGGCGACATCAGCCTGATGGCTTCCTGCTCCTCCTCATCCACATCAAATGCTCGCATGGCTGCGTCTTGCAGTGCGTAGATTCCAAGCGATACGGCTGACATTCCAGCAACTTTAGTCATAGCGTGACCCCTCATATCTGGGTCTGCCATATCCTGCTTTAAGTACTTGAACATATTAAAGCTAGTTCTAATAATTTCTGCGGGGAAAGAAACAAACGTACCGACCATAGGGAATCTTCGGAGGTCTGCTACACCCTTACCTATGAGTGAGTATGTCGGGTATGTGTCCCTAATTCTTTCGGCAGCAAGAGGCACGGCCTGCTCGCGGGTTAGACCCTTATTGTCCATGAGAACATCAACCATATTCTCAAAGCCAATGATCTTCCAAAAGTCATCGCCGTACTGATAGAACTTTGCAGCTAAGTCAAGGAAGCTCTTAGACTTTTGGGCTATCTTGTCTTTTGTGCCGTCAATAGCTTTAACTTTATTGTCTAGCTCCGTTCCTCTGGAGAAGTCCTCTAAAGCCTTAGTTAATTCGCCTGCATACGGGCTGTCGTAGATAACACCATGACGCCTAATCTCGCGAAGATAAGCCGTGGAGGCTCCTTCCGCTGAGTCAAAGTAGCTAGACTCGTCACTCCAGAATCCCCTTAAGGACTTTAGTGACTCGCCACCCTTTGCCCAATTAAAGTGACCATTGGCAACCGTGAACAAAGACGCTGACATGAAGTTACGGGCTACCGTAGTAGGGGCTATAACAGTCTTGCCATACTTAACCACTGAGTTAAGTTGCTGCCACTTCTTTACCCACTCCACGTTAGACCCTAGATCCATAGCGTCCTCGAATCCCTGCGCCAACTCTGGAGTTGTGTACAGGCCATTCAATGGATTCATTGCATCTGAGGAGTCAGGCGCTATCTGAACATAGGCATCTGTTGGAGCGTCTTCGGCAGTGAATAAGAAACCATCCCGCTGACCCTCAAGCTTAACTCGCTCAAGGAACTTGTGATTCCAGAGCAGGCGGCTTACCTTAGTAGCTGTCTTAACAAAGTTTATACGCGGGTCAGTGTACTCTCCCATCAGGGCTAGAATCTCTGGCGCAATATCTTTTCTTTTCTTCAAGATAGAAAGATCTTTACTGCCAAGCTTCCCTTCACTGATGAAGCTGCTTAAACTGTCAAAAGCGGTGCCCGTCTTTAGAATGGTGTTAATAATTCTGTCAGCATTCTGTGCGCCATTAGCCTCAAGAAATGTTCTGGCGTTATCGATGACTGGCTTGGGTACTTTGTTTGCCCACTTGGGATCATCAAAGACTTGGTAGCTTCGGTTGAGGTACTTGCCCTTGTTAGATGCAATGGTGTTTAGGAGATCTATCTTCGCCGCTGCGGCATCACCCTTACCGCTCTCCACTAGAGCCGAGGCTTGATCAGCAACTACCTGAGCGTAATCAATAGACATCTTGTCGAGGTACTTACGCATTCCTCCGATGGCCTGCTTCACTGCGTCAGGCAAGTTAAGGCTGTTTAACTGATCTAATGGCGTGGCGATAGCCTCACTCAGTAATGCTGTCTGCTCTTCTGAAAGGTTAGCGTCCTTAACAGCCTTATCATAGGAGTTAAGGTACATGCGGGTGTCAATTTCGGCGGCACCAAACTCACCATCTCTAGCAATCTTGGCTTGGAAGACCTGCTCGTTAAGCAGACCTCTAGATGTAAGCTGCCTCTTAAAGGTTTTCTTGATCCAGCTACTAGCCTTATCTACCTTACCTTTCTCCTCTCGTATCTCAGCATTCCGTGCGGCATTAACTTCATCGTATGTGCGTGACGGAGGTGAGTATAGAATATTGCTAGATTCAGCCTTCGCCGGATCGAACTGCGCGTCTACTGAACGGATCTGATTAGTGTTAAATACCGCGACAATATCTTCACCGCTTAATACGCCTCTGGTAAGAAAGGAATCTATCCGTCCTTGCACTGACGAATTGTAATCATAGTACCGTTGAAAGATAACTCCGTCATGGCCTGCCTCTTTTGCCTGCTTAAGAATAGCCGTTGATCTAGCATCCTTAAACCCAGAATTTTTCATGTCAACTATAAACGGATTTTGTAGCTTTAGATAAGCTTCGATTACTCTAGGGGTGCCTCCTAACCTTCGAGAGGTTTCGAGATTGGGGTTTCTCCCGCGAGAATATGACTGAGCTGTTTTCTTTCTGCTGGAAAAAAATACTGCTTCTGCTGCCGAGTCTGCTGAAGTGACGGAGCCGCGCATTGCGCCTGAGAATGAGTCAAACTGTTGATCCGTTCCGTGATAGAACACACGATCCGTGTCAAACCCCATGTCCCTAGCGCGTTGTAACCGATCACTGCTAGGTGGGGAGAGTAGCGGGCCTAGCTCTTTTGTTTCCCGCTTGGGGATGCCGAGCTTTTCTGCGTACTCGTTGTAGACTTTTCTGACCGGCTCGTAAAGTGAAGCGTTGGTGCGGTCGTATATATTTTGTGATCCGCTGGGAGTCTCTCGATTCCAAGCCTTTTCGATAGCTTCTCTATATTTATCTGAACCATGATAGTCTCCTTGGGTAGTGATGACGCCAATAGAATAGCCGTCACCTAATTCATTAGCTAGAGTAGAATAAAACTCATCGGCTTGCAACTCTGTATATTCAAAACCATCCTTCATTGACCTTGAATCAAGAAACATCAAGGTGTCGTTCATAGGTTGATTGAAGTTTATTCCTTCAGGGTCTTTGCTAGGATTCATCGACTCGGCCAGAGCCATTGCATCTGCCCTAGAGAAATCAGAACCGTCCTTCTTAACGACTACGAAGGCAGGAAGACCGGCTTCACCGTAAACCGCCTGAGACGTTATAACCGAATCCTGAAGCAATGCATCACCTAGCAACGGAGCAAGCTTGTTAGCAGTCTCCAAATTTCCACCAAGAAGCCTAATCATTATTGACGGCTCATATCCGGTAAAGGTTCCGGCAGATTCCTCTATTTCGTGAGGTATTCCCAGCTCCCTAAGGATGGGTATTTGCCCACCATCATCGACAATAGCAGCCATAACATCTTGGTTGTACTGGACAAGAGTCTCAATTGGAGTGTCATCAGGAAACGCAAGACCTCTGCCTTTCCCTGCAACCGCAGAAGCAATCAACTTGGGAGATCTGGCTCTAGCCAAATCCATCAAGCCCTCTCGCTCATTTACGGTAGAGAATGGGGTAGTCTTTTGTGCTGGTTTATTTCGCGGTCTGACGCCGTCTGCTAAAGAATCTGCCAGCGGGGCAGATGCATCAAAAGTCCCATCAGCAATCATGCTCTCAATTTTTTGAATTTCTGGAGCTGCATATAAGGCAGATGATTCTGGCGTACCATCACCATACCTTGGGGCGGTTTCGTCAAACTCTTTCCCTTCGGCCTCTGCTTTCTTCCTTAATTTTTCAAGCTTTTTCTTGGCCTTGTCTTCATCGCCTTTGTTCTTTGGAGTGAGCTTATCTTTTGCATAGAACCACAGGGTTGCTTGCATCTGATTGGGAGTCATTCCGAACTCATCAGCCAATACGCTGGTCAGGTACTGAGCGTAACGATACTCATTCTCTCCTGAGACTTTAGCGGCATCAACGAGCGCCCCAGATTTCTTATCAAAATCTTTTTTGCGGAACCCGAACACGCGGCTCATGTGTACATCCTGAACACTGAACGGGTTGTATTCGTTTCTACCCCTGTCCGCAACCATCTGCATGTAGGTGGTGGTTTTTATGCCTCCCTCAAAGTCACCGTTAGCATAAAGGTCACTAATCGCAGTAACTTGCCTTCCTGTAATTTTAAGCTTCTGCCCGTCAGGACGGCGAGTTGCCTTCACGGCCAACTCAAATTGCTTGCGCTGTTTAACCGGATCAAACTTTCGGGCTAACGACATGATATGAAGAGTTTCAGCTAGATTGTTTTCCGCTGCGTTCTGTGCCGAGGTAATGCCAAAGATAACTGACGCTTCGTCTAGATTTGCATCTCCGACTAGGTCTCTAAATAGATTTCCAAAGTCGTCATACCACTTTAGGTTGTCTGACTTGGACAATGAGTCCTCAACGTATCCGCGCAACTCATCTAGCGTTACGGGTCTTACATCTACATCTTGAACAGACTCTTTACCCTTGCGTTTTTTGGGTGCGCCAACTAATGACCCTAGCTGCTCTGCGGTTGGGTTGGGATTTTCGGCGAGTAGGTCAGATAGAGACTGCTCGACCTTACCCATTGGGAGTACAGGTGAGCTTTCATCTGGTTCTGGAACCCGACTAAACGGGGCAAACAATGGAGACCCGTCGTCAACAAACGATGCGAGGTCATCCATCGGGTCGTAATCATCATCGACGTCACCTAATTCTTGATCTACAGCTCTGGCGTCTGCGGCATCTTCTTCTGACTGTACAGCTTGTCCAATATTGTCCCCGTCTTCCTGTGGGGTCTGCTCTCCCAGTCCTTCACTGGCTTCTTGCGCAACAGCGCTACCTCCGCCATCTTCTCCAATTCCTGATTCGTCTTGAATTTGTTCGCTTCCGCTGACGGTCTGTGGCCGAACGTCTTGACGTACTCCTCCAGCTTGGGCGTCAACTTCTTGGGTTTCAGTATTAACTTGTCCATCGCTCTGGCTCTCCGCTGGGGTTTGTAGCAGTTTCTTGAAGTAATTATACGTTAATGGAGCAGACTCTTGCAAAAGTTCGGGGCTGGCGTGATAGACAGCAAAGCCCTGAGCAAACGCTTCTTTCTGCAACACGTCTACAATTTGGTCTGATGCATCAGGGTTATCGTTAAGCATTGACCAAGCATCCCCAAACGGGTAGTCCATCTCCATGCCCAGCTCAGTTCCATTCTGGTAGTTACGGCCAAGCTCGCTTATTATCGACCCGACACTTAGCTCAACACCTTCTGGGGTAAACCCGTCTATCTCAATTCTAAATTCAGGGGCTGCATCTGATAGTGATCTGGCAATATCATAGGCATGGCCTAGCTCATGCGCCATAACATATCGAAACTTTCCTGCCCTGTTGTTCGTGTTCTCAGTACTTGTGACTAGATTGACCAAGTTCAAGAGGCTCAGGCTTAGTGCCGATGTATCAGGGAAAAAAGCACCGTCAGTCTCCCTTGCAAAAGTACCTTGAGAGTGTATAAAGATTCCTGAAATATCTTTTAGTACAGACTTTGGCATACCTGCTTCAATCAAATCTAGAATAGAAGCTTTAACCTCTCGGCGGATGTTGGCTGACATGCCATCTGGAGATTCGTTGATGCCTTCCAGCATGTTAACTGGAGTTAATGTCTCACCGTCTGATAAAACAATAGGGCCGTCAAACAAGCCATCGAATAGGCTGTCAATACGCGACTCATCTATAGAAGATCTGTTTGACCCTTGGCCTTTATTGATTTGCTGAATCGCCTCAGTCAGCGTTACGTCAGAGGAAGGTCTGGTTATGGTCTGACTGTATTGCATAGGTGTAGATGTGACTGCCTCACGGCCCGCTAAGGTAAGCTGAAAAGATTCATTCAAAGCCGTGGCAACCTGATCCGCGTCAGGCATAGATTGCGCTATCTCTAGAGCTTCCTGTGCCGATATCTCTGTAGGTATATTCTCTGGATCTGACTGCTTTACAATTGCTTCCTGTATGTCTACTGGAAGATCATCAACCTCGACTTTAATTTGAGCGAAGTTTGGTGGCTTAGTCATTTGTGCCTGTGCGCGGTCGAGTACAGACTTTTCTTTAATGGTCTTGCGCTTACCCTTGGCATCTCTTACTGCTAATGACAGTGGATTGCCGTCTTTGTCTTTTACGATTCGGGTGAGGGTATATTCTTTCCCCCGCAACGTGAATTTTTTGGTCTCTGGATCTATCTGAAAGTCGTTCTCAAATTCAAGGTCAGAGGCAGCAGCCACTACACCTAACTCAGCCGGTGATTTGTTCTGGCCTGACTCAATAAAGACATCGCCGTTATCCTGAGTGGACACATACAATCCATCTTCTTTTTCGATTAGAAGACCTTTGTTGCCATTGTATTCTACATCACGACCAATAAGATCAGTCATGGGGGGAGCGACATTAGCGGGATCTGGGAGTGAGCCACTAACTTCTGTAGGAGCATCCGCCTCAGGAGTTACTGGGGCTGGTGCCGGTATAGTTACCGTCTCACCAACACCTTCGTTTCGGTAGGTTCCGTCAGTAACTTCCTGTAATATTTTTTTGACATTCTCTCTTACGGCTGGAAGTCCGGCCACCTGATCTCTGATTTGGCGCTGAATAGATTCGCGTGAAGCCGTTGCTTCCCCTGAGTCAAGATCATCTCTTCGGTTAGGCAGTTCTCTATCAATAATATCTTGCTGCTCGGCAGCTCTAACGGCAGAGGGGTCAGTGCGAGGAATCTGCCGACGCTGCTTAGGTAGACCTTGCGCCCTAGCACGAACCTCTTCTTGCCGTTGCTGGGCTGTCTGTGCTGCGGACTGATCATCTATAACTACTTCAGGAGGCTGAGAGTTTTGTGCGATGTCAAAATCTTCTGGAGAGGGTAGCTGCTCTTGCCTTACTGTCGCCGCTCTTGTTTCAGGGTCTTGTGTTACCGCCCCTGTAATACCACCCATTGCGCCGCCACCAATAGCACCAGCTACAAAGGCGTTTTTGTACTGTGAAAACTTTCCATCTTCTAGCATTCTTTCAATAAATGACGATTCGAGCGCAGGGTCATAACCGCGTACCACTTCAAGCGCGGCATTCTGGACGATCTCTTGCATCATCTCAGTGACGCCTTCAGTGGCAGAGCTTTTACCAGCTTCAGTAAGCGCCCTTTTAAAGACCCCTCTTTTTTTCGCCATGACAGAGGCTACTTCTTCACTTGCATCCCTGAACGCACCTTGCGGAAGTATTCTTTTTAAAGCTCTCATCGGAGCCATTGCATCCAGAGCGCCAGACGCAACGCCAGTAATCATTGCCTCTATAGCGGCTTCTTCACCAGTCTCGTCATAGATACGAGTAAAGGATTCACCTGCTCCCGCTGCGGTTCCAAAAGCTGTTGCGCCAACCATCTGGCCTGCCAAGCCTCTCTTGGCTAGGGCTTCCTGACCGACAGTAGATCTAGCGTACTGCGTTGCTGCCTGTTTTTTAGTAAGCTGCTGTGCGCTCTGCTTTGCTATTACCTTTCCGGCGGCTGACATTGCAGCTCTCTTCGCAACAACTCCGACAGCGGCACCAGCACCGCCACCACCAATTAGGCTGGGTATAATGTTTCCTACAACAAAGGCAGAATAATTTACAAAGTCACCAATCCCCTCAATCTCTTCAATACTGCCTACATCAGCCGCGTTTTCAGCGGCTTCGTTCATCTGCTCGTTGTAATATTCCATGCCGTTGCGGAACATCTCATCGTCGCCGATTGCAGACCCTACAAGCGCACGGCCACCACCTCCAATTAAACCTTGAAGCTGATCTACGCCAGAAGACACGCCCTTCTTAAATTCATTTAAAGCACCAGTCTCGTCTTCCTCACCAAAGTCATAAAATTGAGATCTTCTATTTGGCTTATTCAGGTAAAGCATGTATGTCGGCCTTTAATCTATGTTGATAGGGATTTTGTTATTTTTTATTTATTTCGGTCATTAAAACCATAGAACGGACTTAGACCCTGACTCAACCTCTCCCTCATATGCACTCTAGCCTTCTCTTTAATTGACTCAGGAATGTTGTCCGCATTGCCCTCGATGTTCATATTTTGCAGAGTATTAATTTCGGCCTTAGTCAGCGTAGGCACCATTAACGGAAACTCTACTCCGTCCTCTTCAATGCTAACTTCTGTCATCATCCCGCCTTCCTGTACATTCCTATATGCCCCAAGGTATCCGATCTTAGATTTAGGGGTAGATCCTCTTCCATTAGCGCTAGCTCTATATTCACTGGGATTCATTCTTGGGTTACCCGATGGGCCAAGTATGCTCATCTTGTTAAACCACCTTTGCTGCGCGTTGCTTGAACTAAGCTGAATCTCAAAGTTATCGCCCGTCTTAAAGAAAACAGACGCCTGACTAAGCTCTATCTCATCTAAGGGTTTGCGGCCTTGCTTCTCTCTTTGGGCGTTAACTTTTTTAATCGCAGGGTGATCTCGTAATTGACTTAACATTAGGTCAACCTCGTCCCTGTCAGGAAGTGCCCTGTTATCTGGAATTAAGAGCTTATGCTCAACGTAATCCTCCCACTGATCGCCTTGGCTAAACTCAGCCCAAGTCATAGACGCGCCAGCAGTGACAGGCATATCCATTACCTGCCTTGCATCAAGATCCTTTAGAAGGTTAGTGCTTAATTCTAGTCTTGCTTTCTCGTAAGCCCTTACATCGTAGTTGCCACCATCATCCGAATATGCCTGTCTTCTTATGGCCTCTTTTAACGCCCTCTTTGCATCCGGTGTAAACGCTCTATAATAATTAATTCGCGCCGCATTTGCCTTGACTAGATCCTCAGTATAAATTCTCACAGGCGCTCCACCACCTTGACGACCCTCTGTCATATTGGTCAGATACATTGACCGTCTACCTTGTCCATCCTCAACAGTTACGGTAACAGTAGGCTTTAAGTATGGCCCTTTCCCTCCTTGGCCAGAATCGTCCTGAAGCAATGCTGATCGAGTCTGAATACCTACAACTGTAAATCCCTTGTTGTAGAATTCTTCTCCGGCGGCAGGATGAGTTTCTGGAGTAATTAGTGTTCCCTCCTGAAACTTTGCGCTGGTTTTTAGCACACTATCCATTGCGTTCACAACTGCCTTATCATCAACCTCTTCGCCGGCAGCAAGTTTATTCATGCTGGCTATGATTACATCGTGGTCTATAGGTTCTATAGGATCGAGTATGACCCCTACATCAGCTAAAGAGTCTTGGGTTTTTTTCCAGTTATCGAATAGGGCGTCATAGTCTGCCTCTGTTGATGCGTTCTCAGCGTTATTCAAAAAAGCAGTAGCATTCATTGCAGCGGTCTGATCCGCCAGAAGTTTTGCTTGCAGCTTTTCTTCCCGCTCCCTTTGAGCCTTTTGCGCGGCCAGTTGATCGTTTTGGGCGGCCCTTGTTATGCCCAGCCCTTCTTGTTTGCTGTCAAATACGTTTCGCTGATATTCAAGTGCCGCTGCTTCATTCGCTCTTCTTTCCGTGCCGGCTTGTGCTGTATTTGTTTGTACTAAAGTCCTATGAGCATCTGACGCTTTACCCTGCCTTATTTGTTCGGTTAAAACGTTTGATCGATGCTCGGCGGTTAGCCTTGCCTCCTCTGACCTATCGGTTTTGACAGCTTGCCTTTCGGCTGTGATAGCTTGCCTTTCGGCTTTTTTTTCACGACGATCATAAACGTCATTGACTAACCCGAAACCTGCCTGTACACCTTCTGAAAATGACATCAGTAACTCCTAGAATATTTCACTAAACAAATAACCAATACCAATCGCAATGGCTACGGGAGCGGCTATAGCGGCAAGCCCAGCCATGCCTCCTGCGGCTCCGCCTGCTACGGGAGCGGCTATAGCGGCTCCTCCTCCTGCGGCTCCGCCTACCGCACCAGCCCCTAAGGCTCCACCATAACCAGCAGCTACTCCGTTTAAGGTTCCACCGGCCCCTGCAATAACGGTTGAACCTGATACGGCTCCTCCTGCTGCGGCTCCTCCTGCTGCGGCTCCTCCTGCTGCTGCCGTTTTAGCTGCCTGCAATCCAAGATATTTGTTAACGCCAACAGCGGCACCCATACCTCCAAATGTAGATATAGTGCTTGTTTTTGCAGCATCTTCTTGCGCATCCATCTGTATTTTTTTCTGCGCTTCAGATACGTCTGCTTTAGCCACTGCTGCCATTGCAGCATTCGTATTTTTTCTTAGGCCTTGGCCTACCGTCATTAAGCTCATATGCCTCTCCCCGTGGCCGCCGCGTTCTGGGCGATACCTCCAAACGAGCCAGATATGAGCGCCTCTCGACGATCTGAATCTCTGGCTCTAGTGTCATTTAAGCCGCCAACTAATGTGCCGACTGTACTCATTTGATTCTGGTTACTAGGTGCGTTACTTAAACCGAAACGCTCCATGCCCCTGCTTTGCATCCCTTGAATTTTGTTTGCTGCTCCCGTCACTGCTGATCTTGTCCGCCCTAAATCACCTGCAAGAGCCTTTGTTCCGGTTGCTGTTATTTCACTGGCTAAAAAGTTCTCAACAGGAGCGTATCTAGTCATGTAGTCACGGGTTTGTGCGCGAATAAGATCTGCATACAGCTTGTCTCCACCCATATCTTCAGGCCTAGAGCCTGAGTAAGCGTATGGGTTAATGCCTGAGTAAGCGTTGTAGTTAGAGCCAGAGTACTCTGGGACACCTCGGTTAGCAGGGTCGTCGCTGGGGAAGTAAAAGTTCTCAACATCACGCACTTGCTGCGAGTTCTGGTCGCCATACATGGCGATTAGTGCATCAAGCATTAGCCAGTGCCTCCTTTATTGGTATACATTCCAGCTCCAGCGCCGACAACCGTTCCTGCAATATTTTGAGCGCCTTGTCGTTTAACGAAGTCTGCATCTGCCTGCGTCTTCGCCAAAGACATTGAATCGCTAAGGCGGCTTACATTCCCTTGAATGGTCTCTGTCTGGAGACCTTGGCCTGCCCTAACAACATTCGTTAACCCTTGGTAGGCCTTATCTGTCTGCCCAACTGCTGCATTACCACCAGCCTGACCAACGCTTCTTGCTGTGGCTTGATAGATTGAATCCATCTTTCCGCCATATGCGCCGGAGGTAGGATCTATTCCTGCCTGAAATAACTGGTTCTGATAAGATGGGAGCTTATCCTCGTACAATCCTAGCGTCTGGTTCATGGCGTCGCCCATCGGCTGTTGATATGCCTCATTTCCAAATGCATTGAGATTATCTTGGATGAAGGCATTTTCTAGGGGAACAAAAACGTCACCGTACCTTCGTAGGCTAGATGCAGCCTGCTCGGCTAACGCCAGCTTAGACGCCTGCTCCTTTTCTTCGTAACCACCGCCGCCACCACACATATCACACCTCTTTCTTAAATATTAGTCCGGCCTGTCTGAAGCCCTGACTTTGAATAAATCTTGAATACCCCTCACCCGCTATACCGGAAGTGATGCCTATGCATACTTCTACCGCATCACGCTGCCTTGCCCACTCTGTAAAGTCGGTTATCATTGTGGCTAGATGGGGGCCTATGTTGTCTCTATGTTCAGGCTTAAATACCACTGTCATCTCTTGTGCTATTACACTCTCCGAGAAGAAGTACTCAACGGCACTTCCTAGAAAGAATCCCACGATCTCATCACCATCTGTACACACGCGCATGAAAGTATTTGATTCAGGATTTTTCCCCGAAGTCACAAATTTTAGAGCCTTGTCTGATGACCAGCCGCACTTGGAGAAATCACTATTTTGTTGGAACCATAGCCCTAAAGAATTGATCTGATCAAAGTCTTTGAGCGAGGGTATCCTCACTATATAACTCAAAAGTATTACCTAAAATTTTTAATCGCGGAGGCTATATTCGATCTGAAATAAAACGCTCAGATGAGTAGCTTGCGGGTCGGCTGTTTAAGCCGTATGTCTTATATATAGTACGTTACGTCTTGCAAAATCAACAAGTAAATAATTATTCTGTGACGCTTGCAAGGCCCTTATTCAGGCTTATTTGCGCCATCCTTAACAGCTTTAATCGCTCTGTAAAAGCTTCCGGTTTTATCTAGCGTCTCGTTATTAATGTCATGCCAAATCATATCGAGCTGATCCTCCAACCCACCGTAGTTGGATTGCCGAACCTGCTCCCATGTCAGCTCAGGATTCCCCTCCACCGACCCGACCACTGTCTGTATATCTGCATCATATGCAAACCGCCGCGTTTGAGTGCGAGGATTTTGTATAGCACCACCCTCATCAAACAAACACCAGTTATCGTCATCTCCAGCGATACTTTGAGGCCCAATAAGTATCTTATTGTTTTCATGATCCCACTTAACATACTGCTGCATTATCTCGCTCCCATAATAAAGCCTGACACTTCGTAAACTCGATCAAGGGTAGTGGAGTTATCGCTGTCGGAAATCCCTGAGCTGCCTGTCCGCGTTACTTCTAATTTCATATTAACAACCGCCGTTGTAGCAGTAGCCAGAGAGCCACTAACAGCAAACTGTGCATAAAGATTAGTGTTAGCTTTAAATCTAGTCTCGCCAACAAGTTGATATGCGCCAGTACCAAGCTGCATATATAGCTTAAAAGAGTAAGTCTTATTGGCCGTAGAATCGTACCAGCCCGTGATCGAGCCAAATGGTTTATGGCCTACGGTTAAATGAGATGTAGCCGGAAGTTGCACAGCTATTACCTGCACTACCCCCCCACCAGCAGCAGCATTTCCACTAAATGGCACCGTAGTAGTCGATCTGAATGGAAGCAATTTATTAACATCGCCCGTCAGCTTGTTCGCGTACACGGTGGTGCCAGACATAATGGTTGCGCTAATGCTGGTTCCGGTAAGAGAATTAACATTTACCGAACCAATCTGCAAAACACCACCAACGCTAGTTAAAGACGAACCGTCAATATTTAATAGCGATGTACTAATTGTGCCTGCATTAATCTTGTCCGCAGATAAGCTTGCTATCTTTGCGTTATCAATAGCCGCATTGCCTATCTTTGCATTTGTAATAGCGCCATTTAATATGAAGGCTTGCTTCATATAAACACCCGCAGGAACTGATACGCCATTTAAAGTGGTAGCCTGAAGCACAGCAAAAGGGACGTGAGCCGCATTCGGATTGTTCGTCTGGGCGCTTGTGTCAGTGGAGTGGACAATTGCAAATTTGTCGGCGTTAACAATAAAAGCTGACGAGGGTGTCCCGTCCACATCAGTACTTGATAGGCCAAATCCTGCAACGTGGCCATTATTGTCAATCTTCACAGAGTACTGAGCATTTAAACCGTTGACACTAGACGCCGATGTATTCAGCGCTTGCTGGAGAGTGACGTTATCCGCTACACCTGTTGTTGGGTTGGTGTAGCTTGAGCTAAGGTAATCTATTTGGGTAGCTGTCGCTCGCGCCGTGCCATTCGCATTCAGCACAGACGTTTTCATTGTGCTTAAATTTGTAGAGGAAACTACGGCGTTCCCGTCGCTATCTTTTAATATCGAGTTTAGGCCGTGAATAGATTGCGCTGCTGCGGAACTAGAATTTCCGTCAAGCAGATTCAGCTGTGTAATCTTACTCGCGCTATCTTCAGTGCGAGCTATGTCGCCGTACAGCTTCCAGTTAGTTGTTGGCGCTGCAAACGTAGTTGGTAGGGTGTCCGACGTGCCTGCGGTTACAGCGATAAGACACACATACAGCTTTCCACCGGCATCTCTAACAACATCGTTAACTGCATATGTGCCCGATGCAACCCAAGTCGGTATCTTCCCTGTTACCCCAGCAACCGCAGTGCCCACAGTACCCGCGACTTGGCTGGCGGTTTGATAGCCTCGTCCCGTAATATTACCGTTAACGTCTATTACGGTTTGGTAAGTCGATAGCTGTGTGCTAAGAGATGTAGCAAGCTCGCTGGATGTTATTGCATTCGATAAAGTATTTATAAGAAAAGCGACATCTGGCGCTGTTTGTCCTAGTGTTCCGGTAGATCCATTAAATGGCCCCGAAAGACCATTTTCGTTGACCGCTCTAACCCAGTAATAAAATGAACTGCCAGAACCTACGTTGTCAGCATACGTACCCGTTGATTGTGTAGTCGTTGCTAGCATGGCCGCAGCGGCTATGTTGTCAGAAGTGTTGCGCCATATTTCAATATGTGCGTGACCTATGTATAGAGTCAAGTCCCAGTTAAGTAGGATATTTTGGAATGCTCCACTTGCCTGCAAGTTAGTCGGTGCTGGCGGGGTAATTAAGTATGGAATTTTGTCTGGAGGAGTAAGCTCTCTTGAGCTTCCACTAAAAGCTGTAGATCCAGCTGGAAGCTTTGCTATACCAGAATCAAGAAGGTCTCTCGCAGTGATCGCCCTATCAAGAGGGTCACCACGATGTCCGCAAATGATATCTAGATTTTCTTTTAGACCATCTGCAAACCTCTTATCCTGACCCGCCCATTTCAGTGGGACTAACATGTTGTCCTTAAAGTTACTCAAGTCCAATCTCCGCAGCTGATTCGTAAACACAAAGCTCGTTTATTGGCACTGAGCCTGTAACCTCTACTTCAAACTCCTGTCCTTTATAGCCAGAAGGTAGCCTGAATAACTCGCTGCTAGCTACCACTTGCGTATGCTTCAATACTCCGTCCGCAAAGATCTTAAACGTCAGCGGCTCTTCTTCGCTTACCGAAATTGAATTTCCCATTGCGTTGCCGTGGACAGTGCAGTAGTACTTTAACGAGCTTGGCGCACTTGCCGGTACAGTAAAAACAACTTTCGCTCCGGTAGATCCGGCAGTTCCTGTTGTAGTCACTCCCGTCGTGTAGCTGGCATCAGAGGATGTTTTAAAGGCCAGCGGGTGATTACTGTTGCTAGAATCTGACAAATCAAACGTATATGTTACGCCCCTCTTTAAGGTCAGCGCTGGCGCAGTCCCAAGCCCTGCAATTGCATACTTATTTCCACCGCTATTAACAACTGTAACTGTGTGGGTTACAGAGGTAATAGAGTAGGAGTCACAATCAACCTTTGCTACAGCAGGATTTATTGGTCTTGGGGTGTAGAATTTTTTTGACCGCCACTTGAGATTTAAGGCCGATCCTTCTGCAAACTTTACTACGCTTCCGTTAACGACAAGGTATAGCTCATCATTTTCAAGATCGCTAAATCCAGCAGTTGCATGGAAATCCAAACTAACAAAACTATTTTTCCCACCGCGAGGATCAAAGATGAAACCCTTGTTCTCAGAGGCTGTAGAGTAGAACCCAATGTAGTGACCTTCCCACAAGAACCCCACTAAGGATGATGGGACGAACGCCTGCCACTGATCCCGTGTCAGTATTTGACCAGTAGCGATCTTTAATCCCTGCTCACTACCGATAACAAGCCCGTCTGGAGAGGCATACATAACATACTCCCCCATATCTACCACGCTTCTCTTAGACACGCATGAAAGTGTAGAGTCAATCTCTGTCATTGCCATGCTAGAAGGATCAAGACCCTGAATGATTGCTGGCTTTTCTTTTGTAAGAATAAGCAACCCGCTCGTTAGTGGGGCTATTGCGACTATGTCACTCTTTACCGTTAACTGGTAGTCGGTAGGCCAAGCATGGGGCTGAAATGACTCGCTAAAGCAAACCGCCTGACCACTAAAACCTGCAAGGATTCCGTTAGGCATAGCTACCAAACCCTGCATAGCTCCATCTGGATGATCTGCTGATACATCGTCTGGCGGAGCTGCAAATGACGCTGTCGGGATTTCTTCTCCCAGATCAATATTTGCTGTAACGTCTAAGTAAGTTGCATTTGCAAAGGCTACATCCGCAACAAACCTGTATACCCCTGTGGAGTCCGTTCGATAAAGTCTTTTAGATGTAATGTTGTAGCCTGCTACATTGCTGCCAAATGTCACCGTTGCGTTCTGGTCGGTATACACGTCTACAATATTGGCTAATGTCGGCACGGAGGGAGGCCCCTCCTCTCCGTAAGCAGTAACGTAGGTATATATGTAGGAGCGCGACAATGGAGTTTCAGTATCAGTCAGCAGAGTTGCCGACTCAGCGCTAGCGTCTTTGTTTGACAGCACAGGGGCGGAAGGGAGGCTTGCCGGAAAAGGAAGACCGAGGCGATAGTAAGTTCCCGATCCAACAATAGATGATAAGGTCATCTCAGGGTATGCGCCATAACGGCCCGTTAGGTAAATGCGTTCCCACGGATCTTCTGCGATAGGACTTCTTACTATATTAAGGTCGTTATCGCTTCCGATCCATATGCTATCGGTATATTTAAACAAGGTCTTGGTCTGCGCCGAGACACTGTAACTCGCAACGGGGGTTATACTGGCTGAGGCATTTCCTTTCCAAGGCTCTAACCGGCCTGAATCGAGTCGTGTATTTTGGGCAATTTGAGCAACATCATTTGGAAGAAGTCTAGAGTATATTTTTGGGGCAGTGCCACCAAAGGTATTGATTTTAAATCCTGTCATTTCTTAGCCTCAGATTTCTTATTTATAACGCCCTCAAATGCGCCGCCTCCAAAATAAAATCCGACAATCGTGAGGCAAATCCAGTCGATCTTAAATGATGTGATTAATTCTTGTACCTGCGAGATGTCTTTATCCATAAAGAAGAGCGCCAAGACCATAAAATATGATCCAACAAATGTGCAGCAAAAGATTAGGGCTAGGTAACGCTGTGCAATCTTAAATGGCGAATACGCCGATAGCAGGTCTGTCTTAGCCTTTGTTTTGGCCTCGATCATTTCTGTATCGCTTGTGTGCATGGAGTCTATGAGACCCAGCCCCTTCGAGATAACGTCACCGCTTCCCAGTATCGTACTTAAAATTCCCATCTCACTTCCTCGTCATATAAGCTGATGCCCCAAAAAACATTCCAATAACTGATGCCTGACTAAGAAACAGCATGTCGCTTAGTGAGGCCAGTGTCTCTAGTCTGCTTTCTGGTATAAAAGGCAGTAAAGGTAAGAGTGCATAAACGCACATTGATATCATCGCTACCCATGCCATTTTTCTTTGGCTGTCTGCTTTCTCTTCCCTGAGCTGCAACTCAACCATCTCTTGATGCTTATGAATTTCATCGTCCGTAACAATCCCATCGTTATTTAAGTCAAACTCAGCATAGCGAGACTCTGGCTCTAACCTTTTTGGAGACATTTTTAGCTTCCTAGTTCGGGTCTTGTGTCAGGAAACGAATCTGTGGACGGCCATTGACGCAATGCAGTCCGGTAGGTCAGGATGTTGTCACGATTCGGCCAGTCTGGGGTCTGTGAAGCTGTGTCTGTAGATGACAGTTCTGCATCGCGCCATCCGCGAGCAGTTTCTTCTGCTGTTGGTGCGATAGGTGCAGCCGCTACCCACTCTTCGTAATAATCAGAAATTGATTGCACAAAAGCCTCATCAGATAAGATGCAAGGATTAGTGATGTTTCCATCAGCGTCTTTAATTATCCATTTATTGCTCATAGTATTCTCCTTACCCTATCGCCGTGTACATGACAATAATTAAGCCGTGGCCACCAGCGCCTGAAGTAGTCCGCCCTAGTTGAGTAGGTGCTGCGCCAATCATGCAAGCACCGCCACCAGCGCCTATGCCACCGTCACCGCCTTGTATAGTATTAACGTATTGGTTGTAGACAGCCCCTCCACCTGCTAAAAATCCTCCGTTAGACCTATCGCCCTGCACAGTTGAAGCAGACGCATAACTTCTACCGCCTCTTCCACCGCCTCTCAACTCTCCGTTAGTATTCTCAAACTGAGGACTTATAACATCAGAGTGTCCTCCATAAACGCTATTACTTACGTCATTGTGTTCGATATCATGGTTAGTGCCAGCGTTTCCAGTACCTAAAATACCAACAGCGCCTCCAGTACCTATTGGAAGACTGCCAGCGCCACCAACGCCTCCTGCATTATTTACATCACCTCCTGAAGCTGTACCGCCTGCTGCTGCTGTCGCACTGTTGTTTATACCCCCACCACCACCGTTAGCCGCGAGGCTTGATGAGCCGTCCGTTGCAGTAGTATTTCCGCCAGCATTACCGGTTCCTTGACCATTTTGCGGAGCGCCACTTGCTCCTACAACCATTGTCCAGTTGGTGCCTGTGGAAAGAGTAACTACTTTACGAGAGTATCCTCCAGCAGCGCCTCCACCCGCCTTTTCCTTTGCCTGAGAAGTAGCTCCAGAACCGCCAGCGCCTATGCAATGGATAACCGCAGTACCGTTAAACGGAGGTGTCCATGTTGTTGATTTGGTAACGGGGATTGTAAATAAAGTACCACCACCACCGCCTGCTGATATTAGGTCAGTTAAATTCGACATTTATATAAACACCCATGATGAAGTTGATGTGCCAATAAGCCCGATAGACATATTAGCTACGTTGATTGTTAAGTCTGTTGCAGAGCCTACGATGGTGCTGCTATTGCGCCCAATGACTGTTGTGTCAAAGTTACCTACAGTTACGTAGACCTTCATGCCCACAGTAGGAGTTGGAAGAGTTAGCGTCACACCTGATGCACTGACGAAATGATGTGTGTTAGGTGTAGCGTTTGCATTGCTGCCTACAGTTGCTGTAGGGATACCAGTGTTGTCAAGAACGCTTGAGGATACTTTAGTAATCGACATCAGTTCACCTCAGGTCTTGTGTCTGGAAACGAATCTGTGGAGGGCCATGCTCTTAGATCAGTACGGTACGTTAAAAGAGCCGCACGTTGTGGATGATCAGGTATTGCAACCAATATGTCAGTGCGAGTTAATTCTGCATCACGCCATTGCTTTGCGTATACTTCTTGAGTTTCAAGCACTTGTTCATATATAACGATAGCCATTAGAGTATCCTCGAATACAGCGGTGAACCCGCTTCTGATGTTGAAGAGGTAAGACCGACTACTTTTGTTGTAGTAAACTTATAAGCCTTTTCATTACTAAGCACACAAATCCAAAAATTAGACCCATCATAGGTAATACCTGTATAAGCAGTATTGCTACTGTTACCAGCTACTCCCGATACAAAAGAATACCCCGCTAAAGTATTTATAAAAACCCCGCCAGTTGAGTATTTATCAATAGTAGAATCAGCTCTCATTGCATAAATATAACCGTCAGCAACAGTTAAAGAGCAGCCGCTAGCCTGCACCGTATAGCTTTGTCCTGAGTAGACCCCAGCCGCAGTAATCTTATAGACTGTATTATTAGAATATTGAGAGACATGGAAGTGCGACCCGTCCCAAGCAGCAGAACGTGGAGAAGAGGAAGGAGTAGTCGAAAAGCTAGAGTTTAGATAGACACCCGCAGTGTTGTACCGCGCCACCCAATCGTACTGATCGCCTACGACATATAAATGTGTTCCATCGTAACCTAATCCTCTCGCGTTAGTTTCTGACCCACCTAAAGTCCCTATAGTAATTAGAGCAGAACCCCCTGTATTTGCAAACTTTTGCATACTTGCTGAATAAAGTACCCAAATATCAGAACCTATAGCCACAATGCCTTTTGGTGCTGATGCGGCACTAAAGTTAAAACTCCCGTTAGCTATGGTAGATATAACGGTACTTGCATTAGGATAGTCGGACACTGAGGTCTCTGTAACTCCAGACTTTAGCCACTTCTCGCCTGACTCTGTTGTAATAAGATTGGCTGTACTGTTGATAAACTTCTGGTCATTGACCTCTGAGCCGCCGCCGCCACTACTTATAAAATCACTAAAGTTGCTCATGCCATTACCCATCCGCGTGTCGCGTCTGTAAATATAAATTGAATTGAAAGGTACTCTTTGTCCAGTGTCATATCAGTGCCGCTAGACATAATGTTACTGCTGTTGCGACCCACAATTGTGTTAACAAAGTTACCCACGGTAATCAGCACTCGCTGACCAGCCGAAGGTGACGCAGGCAGCGTTATAGTCTGACCTGCTGCGCTAACGTAGACATGAGTATTAACTGTGGCTGTCAACGATGATGCTGTGGCTACTGTGGTGATGCCCACTGATATTGGGTCAGAAGCAATTTGAGAAGCACCAATTGAATCGTCTGCAATAACGCCAGCCTTTACTTTTGTTAAAGCCATAGTTATTCCCCTATAACTGGTCGTGTGTTGGGAAAGCCGTTGATGTATTCACCAGCTTCGTTTCTTGCAGGCCATTGCCTAAGTGCCTCGCGGTACACTAGGATGGCTGCTGCGTTCGGGTAGTCAGAAACTGTGGCGGCTATGTCTGTGCGAGCGAGTTCATCATTGCGCCAGAAGATTGCTGCTGATGTTGGCGAAACATGGTCTGCTTGTATAACTAAAGTCATCATTTAATCCTCACATAGTTTTGCTCACCAGTAGTGGCTGCTCCAGACGACGTAGAAACTACGCCAATTTGGTTTAGGTATTTGAAGACTTTATTAGCAGTTTCATCTACCACCCAATAAGCTGAAGCTCCAAAATTTATCCCTACAGGTCTTGTACCTTGAGAAGAAACACTTAGTGTTTTACCCGTATATACGCCAGCGGCTGTAAACTGATAGACGCTGTTATTTTGCCGCCCGCACACCCAGAAAAAGCTGCCATCCCATGTGATGCCTTGTGCGTTGTTGTCTTGTGCAGTGATGTTATAAACTACGTTCTGGTAGGTTCCGCTAAGGTTATACTTGTGAATGGTTGAGGCACTGCCATTTCCGCTTACGACCCACACGAATGAGCCGTCCCACGCTAGTCCTTTACAGGTAGTTGTTTGAGCTGCAATAGAAAAACTAGTGTTAAACGAACCAGAACTAGTGTACCTAGACACTCTATTATTCTGAGTACCACACGCTAAAAACTCTAGGCCGTCTCTGTCAGTTAAGCCAAACATATCAGAGTCTTGAGCAGCTACTGAAAAACTAGTTCCTGTATAAGAGCCAGCGGTTGTGTATTTGTATACAGTATTGTTGTATTTTCCCAGCACCCATAGATGTCCACTCGCATAAGCAACCCCTGACTCAGCACTCATCTGACCTGCTGTGCTGAAATTTGTTCCAGTATATGCCATATTTTGTGTGGCATCTGGGTAAGTAGATGTGTCTGTTGACGTAACACCGCCTTTGAGATACACACGACCATCAGCCAAAGTGATTAGGTTTTCTGCTGAGTTTATATTTATTTTTTCATTTATTACTGAGGCACTACCGCCCCCACCTAAACTTATAGCCATTTCAAAGCTCCTTAAATCCAATCGTTGCGTTCACAAAAACAAGAGTTGCAGCAGCGTCTGCCGCCAAGGTTCCGTCTTGTGTTTGCGAATTAATCTTAGAGCCATTACGACCCACTGTGACTGTGCCTGTGCCAGCGTTTTTAATGAAGACTACGTTGCCAGCACTAGGGCTTGCAGGCAGGGTAATTGTCACTGAGCTTGCTGA